GGATAACAGCTCAATTAATATCTCAAGGAATTGTTTTGATTCCTATGATCCGGACATCTATGTGAACAACAACAGTGAAATATATCTCAGTATAATTGAAGAGGTTGAGGATATTGATGTCACTTATGTGGCTACAATACCAATGAGGTCAACAAATAAGATCATTCAGAACATACAAAAATGGTTTGATTCAAAGTACCAGCTCTCAGAAGGCAACAGAAACAATAGCTTTTTTAACCTGGCATCAGCATTCAACAGATATGGCATCCAGCAAAGTGAATGTGAGACATACATTCTAAATAATTACATTGATGTACTGGGAAGGGATGAGCTACTGCAATGCATAAAGTCAGGATATAGAGATAAGGGAGCCTTTGGCACTTCACAATTTGAGGACAAAGAGATAATCAATTATGTTAAAAATGAACTAAAGCAAGGTGAAAAGCCTAAGACTATAAAGTCAAAGCTCAAAGAATACTCAGAGGATGAGGTTGAGATAATCATGGATAAGGCTGAAAGTGAATTGAAAAACTTTTGGAGGAAAAATGATAAGGGCCGAGTCACACTATCCCCTACTTTGTACAGAGATTTTTTAGCAGAGAATGGATTCTTTAAGTATCAGAATTCAGAGCTGTCATATCTGTTTGTCAAGGTTGAGAATAACTTTGTAAAAGAAATTAATGAGGATCTAATCAAAGACTTTGTCCTGGATCATGTTGAGAAGCAAGGTGATCATGTAGTGTTTGACTTCATGGCATCAGTCACTAAGTATTTTAAACGTGACTTTCTGAGCTACATGAAAGCAAAGGATGTAGACTTTATCAGAGATGTCAAAGATAAGGCATATCTATTCTATAAGAATTGTCTAGTTGAGATCACAGCTCAGTCAGTAGAAGAGAAGCAATACGTTGACTTTATTCAGCATGTTTGGGATAAGCAAGTAATTGATAGAGTTTATAAAAAGTCTAGCAGCAAATGTGACTTTCAACAGTTTATTGTTAATATCAGCAAGACTCAAGATAGATATGATTCATTCAGATCTGTGATAGGTTACATGCTGCATACATACAAGAATCCATATTACTCACCAGCAATTATCTTAAATGATGAGGATATATCTGACAATCCACAAGGAGGAACTGGGAAGGGAATAATCACTGAAGCACTGAGTAAGTTTAAAAATACATGCACCATCAACGGAAAGAACTTTGATCCATCAAAGGACTTTGCATTCCAGCGAGTCAGCCTTGATACTCAGATACTCATATTTGATGATGTGAATGAAAACTTTGACTTTGAAAAGCTCTTCTCAATTGTTACTGATGGAATGCCAGTCAACAAGAAAAACAAGGATGAATTCTTTATTGAGAAGGACAGAACGCCAAAGATTGCAATCCCCACAAACTATGTATTGAAAGGTGAAGGGAATTCACATGAACGTAGAAAGTTTGAAATAGAACTACACAATCACTATGACAAAACCTTCACACCATTCCATGACTTTGGCCGCAATCTATTCTATGATTGGGATGAGCAAGAGTGGAGCAAGTTTGACAACTTCATGATTGAATGCATCCAGTATTATTTAAAGAATGGCATTGTCAACTATGCATCAGTTAACCTGGATGAAAAGAGATTGATGTCAGAGATAGGTCATGACTTCTACAGCTGGATAAATGATAACATGAAATTCAATGAGAGAATGATTCTCAAGGATATGTTTGAGAAATTCTGTGATCAGTATCCTACTTACAGAAAGTTTAGTCAGAAGTATACATCCGGCAGAATCAGAAAGTATGGAGATTATCTTGTGAAGAAAGGTAAACTTACAAGAGTAGATGCTGGCAAACAGAATGGCTCCATTCCTTACATAGAATATGTGACTGAACAAAAGAAAGAATCTGAATGGGATAATTTACAAACAATTGATAAAGCACCTTTTTAATATGAAACAAACAGCAGTAGATAAATTACTTGAATATTTTATAAAAGAACAAAAAGAAGGATGTTCACATTGGTGCATTCACGATTTGATTGCTCAGCTATATGTAGCCAAAGAGATGGAGAAAGAGCAGATGGAAAAAACATGGGTAGCAGGTTTGTATTGTGAGACTGGAGATAGGCAAGCATTCATAGATTACTATAACGAAAACTATAAATCACAAGAAGATGATAAAGTTTAAAACACAATTTAGAAAAAGTAAAGAAGGCAATGTACATTTTGCTTTTCTTGGAATCAGTTTTAATAAAAATCAATATATGATTATTGTTCTTGGAATAGTAGTTATTATAAATTTAAATCAAAATAAAATGAGTATAACTAAAAATGTAACAAGTAAGATAGACACTAATAAAGTTTTATTAAAAATACGTAAAGGTAAATTAGATAGAATAAGAAAATCTAATAAATGTACTTATAAAGGTGAGGATATGATAATAGAACAATTTGATTGTATTAGTATTAGCTTGGGATTGTTTCCTAAATATGATGTTTTATTAACCTTTAAATCAGAATAATGAAACAGATATCAATTATCATGATCCTAGCTTGGTCTACAATCTTTGCTCTATTCATCAGCAAATTGTCAGAGCAGAAGAAAGTAGTACCAGCTGAAGAGCACAAATTTACATTTGTAAACGCAGAAGACTGGGCCAAGGATACAACTATAGCACCAGGTAAAACATTAACACTAGATAGAATATATGAACAAGGAAAATAAACAAAGACTTATTGATCTTGAGACAGCACATCTCAAAGATAAATATCCATCAATGCCTGATTTCGCACTGGCAAAGACTAAGTGGGCAGACTCATCAGCAAATGCTCTGACTAAATCAGTGGTGTCATTCATCAACTTATCAGGCTATCAAGCTGAAAGAATCAATACTACTGGAATGTGGAGGCAAGGAGCCAAGCTGAAGGTAGGTGAGGGCACAAGACAGATGCCAGGGAAGTGGACCAAAGGAACCGGCACAAAGGGATCTGCTGACATATCAGCCACAATAAATGGCAGATCAGTGAAGATTGAGATTAAGTATGGCAAGGATAGACAGTCAGAAGCACAGATAAGATATCAAGAAATGATAGAGAAAGCTGGGGGAACATATCTAATAGTTAAGTCATTTGATGAATTTATTCAATGGTTTGATTTGTTTATCTCAAAATAATAATTATATTTGTTGAAATTTAATACCACAAATTATGGCAACAGTTAAAGAAAAGGAGAGTGCAGCTCCAGTACCTATGTACAAAAAACTGCATACCGCAAAGCTGGCAATCGGCAAGGTCCACAAGAATGCTCAGTCACATCATTCAAGATACGCAGATCTCAATGCTGTACTAGATGCATGCGAGAATATTCTGATGGAGAATGGACTGATCATCATGCAGCCTATCATTGACCAAATGGTATACACAAAGATTATAGATGTGGACACTGGTGAGCATGTAGAATCAATGATGAAACTGCCTGACTTACAGAATCCCCAGCAGCTAGGTAGTGCCATTTCTTACTATCGCAGATACACATTGACCAGCATCCTATCATTGGCCGCAACAGATGATGATGGCAAAGCAGCATCTAAGGCAACTGAAGATCCAAAGCCAGCAGCTAAGACATCACTTACAGATGAGGCATTTGGTAGAGCACTGGCTAAGATTGCAAGAGGTGAGTATACGGCTCAAGAATTGAGAACAAACTATTTATTAACTAAAGATCAGGAGGCAAGACTATGAGAGCAATGGCAATACAACAGATGGTAGAGTTTATGCATAGTGATGAATGGATTTTAATTAGTGACGATCTCAGATCAGAATGGATAAAAAACTTCTATCAGAAAGCTAAGCTAGAGATAATGACAGCCTATATTGATGGCAAGTACAAGTCAGAAGGCTATGAGAATTCAGAAGATTACATCAAACAAAACTTTGAAATATGAAATGGCATCCATCAAGCATAGGTAAGATCATGACAAATGCTAGAAGCAAGTCAGAGGTCCTATCAGAAACAGCAAAGAGTTACATCAAGTCAATTGCAAAACAAGACTTCTATGGCTATAACATTGAGCTGAATAACAAGTACATTATCAAGGGCATTGAGCAAGAGCAAGACAGTATTGATCTAGTCAATGCAGTCAGATTCACTGACTACAAAAAGAACAAGGTCAGACTAGAGACTGAGCTGATGACTGGTGAGTGCGACATCCTACTGGATGATACTATCATTGACATAAAGACATCCTGGTCACTTGAGACATGGCCAGCAACAGCAGAGGATGGTGATGAGTCACTTTATGAATGGCAAGGCAGAGCCTACATGTATCTGTATGATAGGCCATCATTTGAGCTCATCTATTGCATGGTGTCAACAGATCCACAAAATGAGCTAGGACTACTTAATCAGTGGGATAACATGTCTCTGCATAGAGTGGACCATATTGATGCAGCAAAACGTATCACAGTCATCAGATATGAACGTGACATTGAGCTTGAGCTGGCAATGCTAGAGAGACTCAGACATGCATCAGAATTCTATGTGCAGTATATTAACAAGCTAAATAATAAGTGATGGAAATAGTACAAGAGCATGTGTATGATATCAAGTCTGAATCAATGTATTGGAGGGTTTACTTTACTCAAATATCTTTAATACCTTTGACGAATGAGGAATATCATGAAGTGTCTGCAAAGCTGGATCAAATCCTTGAGGACTTGGAGACCAGGAGAAAATTTATGGGTACTGGTAATTAATTTAATCTATAGAAACAAATAAGTATGGAACAGAAAATAAACAGTGGAGCAATCTTCAAAAACGATAAGAAGACTGCCGACAATCAGCCTGACTACAGAGGCAAGATCAATGTAGAAGGCAAGGAGCTTGAGATCTCACTATGGGTGAAGACAGCTCAATCAGGAGTTAAGTACATGAGTGCTGCAATCAAAGAGCCTTATGTGGCACCAGCACCGGTACCAGCACCAGTATTGCAGAATACAAGTGAAAAAATAAAGTCAGCAGCAGATGAGTTATTTGAAGATGACCTTCCCTTCTGATGTGAGCCTAAGTGATTGGATGAGAGGAGAGCTTCACAAGAGGCTCTCCAATCGTTACAAGCTGACTCATCTGTCAGAAGATAGTGATTTAAACTATTCACAGCTGTGGCGGTTTTGTAACAGCAAGCCAGTATCAGAACAATTTCTAAATGAGGTATTCAAATATTTAATAACTTCGGGATGTGTTTTGGAATAAAGAGGCATACAATATCGCAATCAAGATCACTGGAGGCTCAGAGCTATACCGTGACCTTGTCTCAGATGTATTCATCATACTCAGTAAGCTCGATATCCAAGAGGCCGATCTTCCAAGAACATTTGCAAGGTATGCCTACAATCAGTGGAAATGGCCCGGCAGTGAATTCAACAAGAAATTCAATCCCCCAATACGTCTGCTCCCATTCGAAACAGATGTTGCCTTCAAAGAGACAGAAGATGATGACCTATCGGAATATCAATGCTATCTTGATAGCTACATGCAGAAGTCTCCTGAAGATGATCAAGAGCTATTTTGTAAAGAACTAACTAAAATGCATCTGTATGGGATGACTTATAGAGATATCAAAGCAGAAACAAATCTGCCCCTCAGAGTCATCCATGGTGCCATAAAACAATTTAAAAATGATTTATATTCTATTCATACTGGCGAGCCTAGGGATATCAAGAGCAATGATGACCTTTGAACTGCCTGATATCAAACCACTAAACTGCTGGAGCTGCCTATCATTTTGGACTTCAGTAATCTTATTACTGATGTACGACTGGCATACTGTTGGCATAGCATTCATCACATATTTACTAGCAGATATTATACAATCATGGGAGAGCAAGCAATGACTGACCAGGACAAGTATTTTGCCATGATTGGTGCAATACTTTTGCGTGAGCTGCACAATAGCAGAGAGCTAAGAAGAAAGATAAAAGGCACAGCCTTAGAGAAGAAACTACTTAAAATTATGAAGCCATGATATCAAATGAGCTGATGAGCCAAACGCAAAGATTTATGAAGACTAGATCCTTTGCACTGAATGAAGAGCTAAAAGAGGAGCTGTCCATGTGGCTCAAGTTAAACAAGAATATTGTGCTCAATAAAAGATGTGGCACATGCCTACGGAATGCAATGAGAGATCTAGCAGCCCACATTCAATCCAACATCAACACAGAGATTAAACCAGCTAAGATTCAGTTTATTGGAACAAAACAATATAACTATGAGAGCATGAGCTATAATGATATGAAGGCACTGGCAAAAGATAGAGGACTAAACTTAGGAGCAGCACCAAAGAAAGCTGACCTACTTAATGCATTGAAATCATGATTGTAGCTCCTATTCCAGTGAATGGCAGAAGGCCACTGCTCAAGATTACAATCACAAGACTTCAGAAGGTAGGAGTCAAAGTTATATGCATGGGCCATGATCCTGAAGACAAGGAGCTATGCATCAAGCTGGGTGCCGAGTGGATAGAGATATCCAATGATCCACTGGGTGCAAAGTGGAATGCTGGATTCATGGCAGCTAAGAAATACAATCCTACTGGGGTGCTGTTTGTTGGCTCATCTGATTGGGTGTCAGATAATTACATCCAAGAGGCTGAAGATAAGCTCAAAGAGTTTGACATGGTAGGAAAGCTAGGATGTCACTTCATTGATGTGGATGATAAGATCAGACTTGTCAACTGGACTGGATATGGCAAAGGACCTAGATCCTATGAGCCTATAGGTATTGGCAGAATGCTATCAAATAGATTCCTTGACAAGATCAACTGGCAGCCATTTGACAAGAGATTGAACAGCGGACTTGATTGGGCCATGTGGCTCAGAGCAATCATCAGTGATGCATCCATTGGGATATTCGATGCAGATGAGATACAATTCTTGTCAATCAGTACAGATAAATGGGAGAACAAACATAAATTTGAGGATCATTGGACTGGCAAGTTAAAGAGTGAACGCATAACTGGCAAAGAACAGATTGCATTCCTTCAGTCATTCCCTGAGATATATGATTTACAAAATGAACTATGCGGAGAGTAAAGGATAAAATAAACACCAACAGCATGGTATTTTGGGATGACTACTATGCTAGTGTTGATGTGGAGGAGGATAGGCTGATAATCTATGAGCAACTGTCTGAGATCCTAAAACAAATAAAATTCAATACTATCCTAGAGATTGGATGTGGCACCGGTATAGGAGCTGAATATCTGAAGAGTAAGTTTGATTGCATCTATACTGCATCAGACTTCTCAATGATAGCTGTCAACAAAGCTGCTGACAAAGCGGATCACATTCAGCTGCTAGATATCAGAACAGATGAGCCATCCAGTCAATACGATGTGATTATAATTGCAGAAACACTAGAGCATCTTGAGAATCCATTTGAGGTGATTGACAAATGCAAGAAGCATTGTAAATATCTTGTATTATCTTTGCCACTGGATGAGCCTGAAGATTGTGATGCTGAACATATTTGGTACAATATTAAACCTATAGACTTTGCTGATTACAATGTACACATGGTCAATACAAACGAAAGCTATTTTCAAATAATTATAACATGAAAAAAGAATGTAAAAGATGCCTGTTCACTTCTGACTTCGCTGTCATAGGTAGTAAGCAGTGCAACTACTGTGATCTCCATGATGAGCTACAGAAGCAATCAGATCCACAAGGACTGCATGATATGCTCAACAAGATCAGAGTGCATGGCTATGCTGACAAATATGATTGCATCATGGGGATCAGTGGAGGACTTGACAGCTCAGTGCTATTGTACACTGCTGTGCGTTACTGGGGACTCAAGCCGCTAGTCATTCACTTCGATAACAACTGGAATGCACCACAAGCTGTCCACAATATGCAACAGCTCATCAAGAAACTGAATGTAGATGCCATCACTTACCAGGTTAACAAGTCAGAATACGATAAGCTCAATGAAGCATTCCTTTACGCTGGACTTCCGGATGCAGATATCCCCAATGACATAGCAATGACAAAGCTGATGTACGATACTGCACACAAGTACAAGATCAAGTACATTCTCAATGGTCATGACTTCAGAACTGAGGGATCAACACCGGCATCATGGACTTACATGGATGCCAAATACATCAGATCAGTTTACAAGGCATATACACAAGCGGAGCTAACTAATTATCCATTATTTACATTCAAGGACCAACTGTACTATGCACTGAAAGGCATCAAGAATGTAAGGCCTTTCCACTATGGATTCGATAGAGAGACAATGGAGGCTGAAATGAAACGACTGATCCAATGGCAAGACTATGGCGGCAAGCATTGTGAGAATGTTTACACTGAGTTTGTAGGGAGCTTTCTACTGCCTAATAAATTTGGCATTGACAAGAGAATAGTATACCTTTCTGCACAAGTTAGATCAGGCAGATTGACAAAGCAACAAGCTAGAGAGCTATTCGATATTAAGCCTGAGTTTGATATGACTAAGCTAGGGGAATACGAATCTAAAATAAATGCACTAATTAACCTTCGCAAAGGTGATAGAGCAAAATATGAGAAGTACAACTTCAAAGCCTATAGGCCACTGATATGGATCCTGGCAAAAATGAAGGTGGTGCCGTATACATTTTACACTAAATATTGCAAGTGATGCCAATACCTAAACCAAGACCAGCAGAGTCAGAGAATGAATTCATCACTAGATGCATGGCTGATGAGAAGATGACAGAAGAATATCCATCTACTCAACGCTATCCAGTATGCAAGTCATCCTGGCAAAGAGCAAAGCAAGAATTTCAAGATAGCTATAATGACTATCCTGATGCTGTAGTGAACAATGCTAGAAGAGGAATAGAGCTGAATGAAAAGCAAGGCAACAGATGTGCAACACAAGTAGGAAAGGTCAGAGCACAGCAGCTCAGCAATAGAGAAAAGCTATCCATTGACACAATCAAAAGAATGATAAGCTATCTATCAAGAGCTGAGACTTACTATGAAAATGGTACACCTGAAGATTGTGGATACATCTCATACCTTCTATGGGGTGGTAAGGCAGCAAAGACATGGGCAGAATCTAAAATTAATGAATTGAAATAATGGCATACTCAGATGAATTCATAAAACACCTTGAGGAACTAGCACATATCTATATTGAAGAGTGCATATCCCATAAGAAAGAAATGATATCCAATAAAGGAGAAATTGTCCTGGTACTAGATAGGCATATACCTACTATAGATTACTTCCTTAGAATATGGATTCCTATTGTGAGGAAAGAAAAGAGTATTGTAAGAGAGACTTATTACACTTG